ACTTACCTTCTATCATCATTGCATAGGAGAAGTTTAGGATAGCCTGTGCGTCTCTTATTGCATAGTATATACCGTCACCCCATATTGACTCTGGATTCTTCTGCCAGTTACAGAAATGGAAAGGTAGTGTGTCATCGAATGGGTTTTCTGCAATCTTAACAACCTTATCGCCTATAACTGTGATAACAACAGGGGTGTAGTCTGACATCTCTTCTTCCCCCATATCTATGTGTCCTTCTAAATCTTTACTATCTAGACTTCCCCAAAACTCTAGTACTTCAAACTTCTTTAGTCTATTACCAGATGATTCATTGTACTGCTTAGGATGTTCGCTGTCATCATAACCAGAGCTTACTCCTAAATCCTCCTCAAGAACCTTTTCTAAGACTCCTTCTATAAAACCTTCTCCATTCTTAGCTAGTTTTCTTAGTTGTATCTTACTTAGGAAGGATCGTTGAATAATGTAGTCTGCGTCTTCTCCGCTACTTGCTTCTGGCGATGGAAAGATATTCCATATACTTACAAACTTACATGTAGGCATTAACTCCGATTCCAGAAATGACTCAATTGCCAGCATATTTTCCGGAGTTTTAACTGTACTGTAGACAGGATAGTTCTTGTGTTCCAAAGAAACTCCTTTAGTACAGCCTGTACCATAGAGGCAAAGTTCGTGAATAGAGTGTTGAACTTGTTCATTATAGTTAGTTCTGTCCAGTACGTCTCTAATCTTGAACTCCATCTGCTTACTGCGTTCAATAAGCGCATCCTCAAGCATGTCAGGTCTGTCTGCTGGTGCTTGTATATCTGGAGGGTAAAACCTTGGTTTACGTGAGGGGGTAATACTAAATGGTACCTTCCCGTCCTCAAATAATAACGTGTTAATCTTAATCTTCGCTGAGTTAATCTTACGCCTAGTCTGATTAACAAATATACCCCTTTCACTTGCCAATTCATTCGTCTTTGAAATCTTTGAAGGGTACTTTCCTCTGTACGCATCATATGCCTCCAACCAATGTTGTTCGTGATCTCTACGGAACTCCTTTGCTTCCAGAAACTTTTCTTGTACTATAGATGCATAGTCGTCCACGTCTGTTTCAACTGTATCTGCCTCTATTGCCCCGACTACTTCTTCAGGGGATTCTTCTTGGTCATACTGTGCCATTAACACTCCTTTGTTTTATATGGGGTATCCCCTTGTACACATTGCCATTTTGATTCATATTTTGATCTTCCATCCAACCAATACCCTATTTCTGGTTTTTTGTCTCCATTAACAGCACATCCAGATAATAGTAAAATTAATAATATCTTCATCCTATAGTATCTAGAGTAAAGTCTATAATATCACCATTTTCCATAGTAAGTACATATCTTTCTTCTTCTGTATAATTATATAGAATCCCCATTACATCTGTAAGTATATCTATTGCAGTAATACTACCAAAGTTGTGACGTGCAACGTCTACCAAGTCTTGTAGTATCGGTTGCACCTCTCCTATAAATCTTTGTTCATCTGTTAAGGAATTCTTTTCAAAATCAACCTCAATTACCTTACCCATAGCTAAAGACTGGATGGTTGGTATAATCTTAGTTCAGGTTTCATGTATCTCCTATTAATGTTCTTATCCCATTCTGACATTGCAGGGAACATCTTGCAACCAAAACATGCAATAGCTAATGCCATGACACAGTCATCATGTGAACCTGATTGAGCAGCCATTTTGCCGTTGGGCATATTTACAAATGTCTGTAGCTCATCCAAAATTTTGGGACTCCTGATTTTTATTTCATCTTCCCTGATTAATTCTCGTAAATAGTCTATTATCAGGGGTTTAGACTTTACCGTTGTATGGAACCCTAGTTTTCTTGCAGACCTGCTGGATCGCTCATCTAGGATTTTTTCTGAGTATAAGTCAGGGTATATGTGTATGTCTGAAAGGAACTTCAAGGTTACAAGTCCGTGATTATTCCTTTCTACAATTAGTTTTGCATTATTGTACCATTTTCCCAAACTTGCAAGCTGCCATGCAAATAAATCTGGATCAATCTTTACACGTATAGTTGCCACCTCATCCATATTGGTTGCGTCTAGTACTACGGCTACACTCCAATCGGTGTCTCTACCTACGTCTAACCCCTCTGATATATCTGCACCTATACGGTACTCTTTACCCGGCTGGGGTCTCTGCCATACCTGTAACTCTCCACCATCTAATGCTTCTATTAAATACTTCTCTCCTCCACGCTGTTTCCACTTCTGGACTGGTATATGGAATCCCTCCGCAGGGCTTTCTCTCTGTCTCTTTTGAGATATTAGGACTTGATTACTGAGGTTGTCTATATGAAAGACCCCCCTTCCTGTACTTATAAAGGCCTCCCTTGCGTTGGTGGGAAATTCTTGGTGAAACTTTCTTAGATCATTCTGGCATTGAGTCTTAATGCATTGCCTTCGCCAGTTAAGATTTTCTAGGGTTATAGCAAATTTCTTTACTTCATCTCCTAAGTCATACTCACACGTAGTGTCTACTAAAGCTGATTCAGCGTCACCACCGTATCTTTTGTCTTGTCCTATTTCCTTTCTAAACAGTTCCCTGTCTTCTAAAGAATCAAATGGTTTAGAGTAATGACTGTATATGTACCAAGGAAAAAAGACACTCTCCCAGCCTGAGTTTCCTTCTGCTGCATCCCAGTACATGTCATGAAACACACCCCCTACTCCTTGTGCCGTTGATTCTATTATTGCCTCTGTGTTAAAACCCTGTACTACACAGTTAAGCAGGCCTAGTAGGTAGTCTTCTCCTGAACCTGACCAAGATGCTACCTCACTACAATGTAAATAGTCTATCTTACTTCCACGTACCTCCCGACCCCCTACTGTTGATAAAGAGTAGGATGAATTAAGACCCCCCTCCTCACTTCCCCAATGAAGGTCACGCCTGCCGCTATATTTTAATTGTGGTTTAACTTCATGTGGTAGGTTCTGCTCCATTGTGCGAGTCATTGCAAACATCACATCTGTAGCCGCTTTACTGTGAGTGGTAATCTGTACCACCTTATTCTTGTTCATAGCGGCATGGCGAAAGTACCGCCCCTGCACATATGTTGATATGCCAAAGCGTCTAGCCTTAAGGACAATCATCCTAACGTGCTCATGATCCTTTAATTGCCGCTCCATAATGGAGTGCATTATAGTTTGTACCTCGTTGAGCTTAAAAGGAATTATTTCGCCTGTGCCAAACTCTTGAATTTTTAGGCAACTGTCAAAATAGAGTAAAGGGTCAGCCTTAAGCCGCCTGATAAGCTCTATTATTTCTGTCTCGTCCATATCTCCGCACTTAAGCGTTATTTAGTGCATACACAAGGGCTACATCTGCACTCCTTACAAATGCATGTATTTAGCCTTATAGTCATTGATTGCAGCTTTGATCGCATCTTCTGCCAGTACCGAACAATGAATTTTAACGGGTGGTAGGGATAGCTCTTTAACAATATCAGTATTTTTAATAGACTGTGCTTCATCCAATGTCCTGCCTTTGACCCACTCTGTAGCCAAAGATGAGGAAGCGATAGCACTTCCGCACCCAAACGTCTTAAACTTTGCATCAACAATTTTGTCATTTTCTACCTTTATCTGTAGTTTCATTACATCTCCACACTCTGGAGCACCCACAAGCCCAGTACCGACAGAGTCGTTAGTACCATCCATACTACCAATATTCCTTGGTCGTTCATAGTGTTCTAGTACTTTTGTGCTGTAAGACATTGTATGCCTTTATTGGGTTATTAGAAATGACAGCCCCAACCGAGGTACTAAGGGGGGCTAGGGCTGTCTAGGGCTGGAGACAAAGCCCTTACGTATTCTCATATATAACAGTAAAAGATGCAAGTGTGCATATATGCCTCTAACTACTTAATGTATATAATGGGGGGTACCGTGATAGTGGGGGGTGGGGTTCGAGTGAGTGAGAGTGAGATTCGTAGCAGGTTTTGAGATCAGGTAACTTAACATAATATATCTTATGTCAACTTAACCGGACAAGTCTTTAAAATCCTGCTGAGATTGTCTAGATTATACAGTAAATATACAGCCATTAATTAATCTTGAGAAATATGAATGCTCAGATCGCCCTACATCGCACGCAATGCAGGAGTTACATCCTTTAGCATAGGCTTATCAACTCTTTTTAGTAGAGCCTCGAATGAATGGCTTACTGCTACATTGGTATTCTTTTCAGGCATGAAGTTGCACAATCGACTGATTAATTCTAATGATTTGAGTGCTGTCTGATGGCTATCCTCAGCCATAGATGCATGATATACTTGCTCAATCTCTGCAATTACTCGTGATTTATTCCAACCGCTCGCTAAACTTACTTGCTTCTTAAATTCCTCTATTTTTGCGATGATTCGATCTGATTTCAATAATCTATGTGCCTGAAGTCCAGCGGATTTTCTTGTTCCTTCAAATCCTGAATCAATTACAGATTGTGTACCATTATTTGAATCTATATATTTTGCTACAAATAAATGTTCTTGTGGTGTTAATTCTTTCATCATCAATTTATTTTTTAAAATTAAATTTTTTGCACGTCTAATTAAGTAAGGGAAATAATTCTCTTGGATAACTCAACTCTAACTATAAAGGAATTATGATTATAAAAAAAGGGAAATGTCTTGATGACAATCAGATCACTCAGTTCGTTGATGGATGTCTATCAGATGATGGTTCAGTAATTGCACATATAAATATATGTACAGATTGTTTTGAGCAAGTAGCATTTGTAATGAACTTCATATCTGAGCATTCTGAATTATGTGAAGAAATAAACATGTCATATAACAAGATGGTTACAGAAAATATAGTTGGTCATTACATAAGGAAAATTAAAAAATATCTCTATTCAAGTTGGTTCAAATTATTTAATAGCTGATAGAGTT